GTCATACCTTATAGTGCTGCAATAGACTGTTGACACTATGGCGAAGAAGAAGGCTAACATGACTAACAAGAATTCTATGGCTAACCAGAGGAAGAAAGCTGCTAAAGGGCGTGTCGTCCAAAACAGGACGGCCGACCCCACTCCTAGGTTGACCAAGCAGGTTTTAGATAGGGCTGCTTTGCAGTACGCCAAGCTTTTGGATGATCCTTGTAATGCGGATCTAGTTCCTGGTGTCGGCTTTGGGTTCGGAGGAGGCATTATCACCCGGTTTGCCTCTGATAATGTCGGGTTTTCAAGGACTGGTGAGACTGCTGGGTGGTTAGTTTGGATTCCTGGTGCTTCTAGTTACATTTTTAATTCAACTATAGCCACCACAGATACTGTTTCCTCTCCAGGATCAAGTTTAACTCCTTCTCCAGGTAACGCTTTTCTGTTAACCGGAGCGACAGCATATCGGTGCTTGTCTGCTTGTTTACAGATTTCGTACCCGGGGTCGGAGTTGACTAGGGCTGGTGTTGTTTCTGTGGGATACAGTTCTGGATCCAATCTAATCGACCTTTTGCCCGTAGCCAATGGAGGTAACGGGTTTAGCAGTACTACTGTGGGTATCCGCAACGCTTGTTTTCATTCTGAGCGTACTCCATCTTCTTATGTGGAGATTAAGTGGAAACCCTCCCAGGGGGACTTGACATTTCAACCCGTGTCCAATCGTACTGACAATGTTGCTGGGGCAGTAGCTGATCAAACTGCTATAATAGCGGGATTTTCAGGGCTTCCGGCGGCCACTGGTATCAGGACTAGGTTCGTTGCTGTCTACGAGTGGATTCCTGGTGATAATCAGGATGGCATTGTTGCCACATCTGGACCATCTGTCGGTTCCAGGAACACCATTAATGAAGTGATGGCTTACTTGGATTCTCTTGGCAATTGGTTCATTAAGTCCGCTTGGGACAATAAGGATGTCTTGCTTGGCGCAGCTGCTTATGCTCTAACTTAGTCCTGACCAGACTAATTAGAGTAACCCACGTGGCGGGTATATAAAAATTTGTCCTCGGACCGTCTAGGTGTCGACGTAATAATTGCACCCACTCAGCTTAAGTGCGGGGGCTTCGCCCTGGTGAAACTAAAAAGCCACTAACCGCTAACATGCGTTCCCTCCTCCTGGTGGTCAGACCGGGGTAAAGGAACGAAGGTGGGTCAGGCCGGAAGCCTGGCGGGCGCCACCGATAACTCCCC